CTCTCACTCTTAATTACTGCTAACTAAAACCCACTATGAAAACACTCAGAGAAGGACTACAAAGTTAACTATATTTATTTAATATGCAAATTATTTCTTTGCTTTTGCAGTATCAGCAATACCTTGTCCTAAAACTAAAGCTGCAATACTCATAAGAATATTATTTACTTCTGCTTCGTTTAATCCAAACTGCTCACTTAGCAAAGTAGTAAGACAACCAATTACTGTATACCAAAATTTCTTACTCTTAAACATTGTACCTAATAAAAACTTTTCTAAAAACTTATTCATTTTATCTATTTTTAATTACTAATTCAATTTTATTTTCCATCTTATTATCTATGATTGTTTTCATAAGAAGATTATGAGCATTTTTACTTTGATATATTACATCATCACCCCTCATCATTCCTGTTAAAATACAACCCCTACTATCTTTTGCAGAGTTACCACGGTGAAATAGTATATATGTTCTCTCAGGAACATTCTCTACAATAAGGTGTGTGTAATCTCGGCTTGCGCTTTCATCAGCATATCTAACCCTACAATCATACACTCCTTTAGGTATGCAAGATATACCTTTTTCATTGTTTTTCCAAGGAAGTTCTAGTGTATGTGCTATAAACTCTCCATTTAGATAAAGCTTACCAATAATAGATTTATCAGTAAAAGCATCTCTAACTAGGAATAAATTACAACTATTCATTAAAAATAGCGTAAATTCGTACTCCTTTTATCTCTTTTATTAGTTTTTTGGTACTTTTTACCTCAACTATTTCGTCCATATACTTTGGATTCTTAGAGTTTAGTTTTCTTTTTTTAGCCATATTATGCTGTTACTACCATAAATTCAACATCACAAGTTGCTGTATCTGCTTGTCCGTATATATGTGTAATGTCTGCTAATGCTCCAAATGTAGAGCCTGTTACAGCGTCCATTTCATTGTTCATTAGTAATAATGATTCACCTGCAGCTATTTTAAGCCAAAAACTATCAGCACCATTAAACAATCTTAAAGTAACAAAATTAGTATCATCTAAATTAGTTATTCTAAAATAAACATAATCTGCTGCAACTCCTGTTCCTGCGCTGTCAGTAGCGTCAAACATAAATAAAGTTGTAGATGATGTTGCAACATTCATTATTCTTTGGTCAATCTGTCCTTTAGATGTAAAAACTTTATTTGTAGTATTACCATAACTCACACCATTTAATGTGTAAGATTCTGTTATAGTTACTGTTAAGTCTGATGCTGTTACTGTACTTGCCATATTATTTTCTTGTTATTATAAATTTGTAAATTGAGAATGATATAGCTACAATTAAAGATATTGTCGTTAGCACTTCATTTACCTCTGCTAATGATATTCCTATTGCTCCTGCATTTGCCATTCCCACCTGTATCGTATCTTCTATTGTATCTCTCATTTTGTGTTTATTGTTAATTGTCATATCCTACTTCTATACCTACTTTAAAAAATGTTGTTGCTGCTGTTGATGCTTTTACCATAGCAAACAAAACATCACCTGCCGCTAAAGTTGTTTCAGGATTTAAGTTTCTAGTAACTTGTAAATTATCATTACTTGCTTGTCCTGTTATTGTTAATTCGTTTAATAATACAGGGTCAATAGCTCCTGTATTTCCTGCTACAAAAGTCATTTTACATAATGCTACTGTTATTGTTGCTGAACTTGTAGAGTTAGCCCACATATATAATTTGTTTACATTACAAGCGCTATGCATAACAAATGATTTTACTTTAAAAAAATCACCTATATCTAAACCTGTTTGCCCAACAGTTCCTGAACCATAATCTTGATTGTATTCATTTGGAGATTGACCGTCAGTCATATTAGCTCCATAATGATAGTTAGAATTAGATAGTGTAGCATAACCTTGTATGTCAAACGTATCTACTTTTATTAAATTTTTCTTAACCCATTCTAAACTACCATCTGTATTTCCTGCACCACTCCCTACAGTTTTGCTCAGTATAGTATCGTTAAATGCAGACTCAAAACCTTTAGGATTATGTCTGTTTACGTCTGTTAGATTTTTATGTTCGTTAGATGCCATTTATTTATTTTTAACAATTACTGCAACCACAGTTGTAATTACCATTTACATAATCTGTACCACAAGTGATACACCCTTCAACACCATTATATCCATATATGCTATCATAAAATATCATACCGTGATTTTTATATGTTCTGTTTAATTGATTTGGTTTATTAGACTCATAAGTAGGATATAAACCTGCCTGGTCTGTGTCGTCTAAAAAATTAATCATATCATTAGCAAATATTTCAGCTTTTCTATATGTATCTTGTTTAAATGTATTATAATCTGATGGTGTAATTATTCTTGAAAACTCATCTATATTATGCACAACACCACTAGAAGTTATATTACTCATTATGTCATTAACCACTTCAAATCTTGTAAACCAACACAAGCAATCTTCTAAATAATAAGTCATAAATGTTTGATTAGCAACACTTAAAGTTCCTGTATCGTTTTGCAATTTTAATTCTGCATAAAACTTTTCTCCTAACAATGGTCTTAAATGAGCTAACTCAGACAACACAAGTGTATTTTCAGAAACTAAAACAGGGTCTGTATTTTTATTAGTAAATGTTTTGCTAATAACCTCTCCTGCTGTAACTAATGTTTTGTATTGTTTTGTATTTCCCATTTTATTGTTCTACTGTTATTTCTTTTGTTTCATCTACTTTACCATCTCCATCTTCATCTCTCTCTGTTACAATAATTTCTCTGTCTGCAACAAACATATCGCCATCTTCTAACATAGGTAAATCTTCATCTATTAACATTCTTTGTTCGTTAATAGTTAGTACCTCTCTAATGTCTACGTCATTAGCGTATGAGATTGGCGGCTCATAATGAATTTTTAAATCTTTAGGGTCATACCCCATTTCATTATAAAGAACCGTTCTAATTCCATTTAACAACAACTCAGAAGTATCTCTAATTACAGTAGTCATTACTAAGTCGTATGCTATTCTAATTTCACTTCCTGTATTGTTCATTTTTCCTGAACTTACTATACCTGATAAAGATGGTTGCCATCTATTAGCGGTAATTATATTTTGGTCTGTAATTTGTTGTAATTCTATCCAACTACCCTCTTGGTCATCTTTTATTATTTGTACGTTAGCAGGTGATGTGTCACCATTTTTAACTATAAATAATATTTTACCATTGTTGCCTTCACCAACAAATTTTCTTTGTGCTTCCTTAACCATTTTTTGAGCTTCTTCTTCGCCCATATCTCCACTAATTTCTACAATAGCAGAAGGTTGAAAGCCATTTAAAAATTTTGTATGATTCCATTTACCGATTTCATAGTCTACTGCAATATGCTCTAATGCAGCAACATAATCAGGTAACCCATAAAAGTTAAACGTAGGCTCATAATCTTTAAAGTGTATTACAAATTTATTATGCGCTACTCTTGGGTATATAGGTAATCTATACATTTTATCCTCATTGTTCCAATACTTACACCAATCAGAATTTACATAAACTTCTTTTTTTGATTTAGACATTCTAACTGTTGTAGCGTCTAAGTGATAAAGGTTTACACCCCCATCATATTTTACACATTCCATATACGCATTACCAAACGTATAATAGTCATCTGCTAATTTCTTAAATATATCTCTTAATGATTCTTGGTCTGCATTTACATCTTCTATAAATTCTCTTAATGACTCATTGTCACAAACAAATTTTGCCCCACTTGTAAATACGGTTTTTTGTGCAAGTACACTTCTGTGTGTAGATGACTTTCTTTTTAGCTCTGCTAAATATTGAGGAAATAAATTATCATTACCAAATGGAACCCACTTAGTAGATATGTTATTTAAATTTTTTGGTTCAGTAATATTTGGTGGGATAGCTAAATCAAATACCCCAAACTCAAATGTATTACTTTTAGTCGTCTTTCTTAACTGACTTATTTTTTTTGTTTGTCTTTTTGATACTGCTTTCTTCATTAGATGATATTTTAGTAATTATAGATGTAAAACCTCTTTTTTCGTAAAGATAAGCTAAAACTTCTTGTGAAGCTTCGTCCCAAGAAACTATACCAAAATCTGCTACTGAGCTTCTAAGACCTTTATAATTTTCTTTTGCTTTATACTTTGCCATTTTTATATATATTTTTAAATACGAAGGTAAAGATAATATATTTATTTCTTCACAATCACACATATTAAAAAGATATAAGCAGGGAGCTTTTAATAACCCCCTGCTTTATCTATAATTATTAAGATGTAGTCGCTGTTAAATCTCCTGCTACAACTGTAATTGCTCCTGAATACTCAAGAGGTAATTCAAATTGTCTTGCAGTTAAAGTAACTGTAACTCCATTATCGTCTGCATATGCAGCTCCACTACCACCCTCTATACTTGTTAGGTTTGCATAAGTTTGGTTTCTCGTCCACGAAGCAGAAGCTTGTGATTGATTAGCATACTTATAACTCCAACCCACAACAAGCATTTTTCCTGAGTTAAGCTCTACAAGAGCTACAGGACAAGCGCTTTCCAAATTTGATAATTCGTGAAATCTTGCTGCGTCAATATTAGGAATATAGAAAGATAAAGCGCACTCATAAGATGTGCTTCCTCCTTCTTTTGCTCCTGTTATTGTTAGAGAGGCAGTTTCATTCTTAAACTCAAATCTAGCCCAAGGGTTAGTCCCTATAAAGCTAGTTAAAGTGTGGTCTGCAGCTAACGAAGTTGGAAGTGCAGTTGCAATATTAGATAAATCTGTTAAAAGAATTTGTCTAATACCACCTACTGCGTTCATATCTCCGCAAGCTACTAATAATCCTGAATCTATTGCCATTTTATTCTATTTTTTAAAGTTAATAATTATACTAAACAAGCTCCATTTACTAAAGAGTTAAATCCATATTGGTAACCCATTGTAAAGTTAGAACGGATATACATATTATCAGAAACTTCGTCATAGAACATTTTAAGCTGTGTATCAGGGTCTGTTACATTAGAACCAATAATTAAATTGTCTTTTGCAGCATAGATACAACCTTGAGTTGCTTGAATTCCTGCTGTAGCACAAGTAAATAATGCAGGTAAATCAGCACCTGTTAAAGCTGTTAAAGCTACGTCCCACTCATACATAGGTACTAATTCAACACCTCTAAAACTTAATCTAGCATAGTTTACACCTGATTGAGCTTCTGAATGTCCAAAATCAACTGCACCTGCTACTGAAACTGCTGTTAAAGCACCATAGTAAGCATTGTAGATGTTTGGAGTTACAAACATTCTTTTTTCTGATGCAGGAATTTGTTGTAATTCTGCTGAAGCACCATCAAATACATTAGTTAAAAGAGCTACTGCATCTGAAGCACCAATAGTAGCACCAACTGCAATTAAGTTTCCTGCTGCAGTGCCTGTAGCAGTAACCTCATTCATTTGTGTTCCATTAATTGCACCACCTGCTGACATAGTTTTCCATAATCCATCTGCCCAAGTGTAAGTACAGTCTGCTACTGCTGCTGCAGTATTTCCTGCCCACATATTTCTTACAACATCTGATTGAATACCGTGTCTTACTCTGTTAATAATTACTTCTGCTAACTGAGTTCCTGTTAAGTCAGGCATATTTAATCCATTCTTATAAGACTCAACAATAAATTGGTCTTTGAACTCGTCCCAACATTGTGATTGTTTTACAGAAACATTTGAAACTGTAATTACTTTTGGAGCAACAGTAAATCCTGCAGGGTCGCAAGTATTAGTTGTTGAACAACCTGTGTTTAATGCAGTTATACCTGATAATTTAGGTGCTAACATTAAATTTTGTTTATATTTTACATTAGGGTAAACTGTGTAGTTACGCATAATATCATCAGAACGAAACATTGGTTCTAATAAAATTTTTGAAGCATAAGTTCCTTGGTAATTTGCCCCTAAACCGTCTAAAGCTATATTTGCCATTTTTTATATTATTTAATTATTTATATTTATTTTAATTTTTCTGCTAATGCAGAGAAGAACTTGCTTTCTTTGTTCTCCACTTTGTTTTCAATTACTGCAGGGTCACTATCAGTTGATAGCTCAGTTCCTTTAGCATCTGCTTTACTTAATAAAGCGTTTAGTCTTTCTACTTCCTGAGTAAGAGTTTCTTTTTCTCCTACTAATTCAGCAACAAAACTATCTAGTTCAGTAACTCTAGCTTCAAATCCTGTAAGTTTCTCAGAAACTTCTTTTTCATCAGCCATCATCACCTCTACCTCTTTAACATCTTCAGTTTCAGACTCATTACTAGCTTTTACTTTAGTAATAATTTCTTCAACTTTAGCGTTAAACCAATTTTTCAATTCTTCGGTCATTTTTTTACTTTTTAAATTAACACTTAGTTTATTTTGAATTTCCTTGTCTGTTATATTTTTAAACTTAGAAACGTCATATTTAGCCGCTACTTTAATAGCGTCAGAGATAGAGTCAATGAATCCTAAATTAAAAGCCTCATCAGCACTTAACCAAGTTTCCTCGTCCATCATTTCTTTTACCCTGTTATAAGGTAGATTAGTTTTTTTAGTATAGATGTCAGCAATTTCACCGCTTATTTTATCTAATAATGCAGCAGTCTTTCTTATTTCAGTTGCCTCACCCATAGCTCCACCCCAAGCATTGTGTATCATAAATAGTGAATTTTCAGCCATAACGACCTCATCACCTGCTAATGCAATTACACTACCCATACTTGCAGCTATTCCTTCTATATATACTGTTGTTCTTGCTGTTCTTTTTTTAAGAACATTGTAGATTGCCATACCTTCAAACACATCACCGCCTACACAATTAATATGTAAACTCATTGGAGTATCTTTGTACGACTTAATTTCTTCAATGAAACTTTGAGCTGTTAGGCCAAAAGTACCTATTTCATCAAAAATGTAAACGTCTGCAGACTTGCTAGACGCTTCTGCTTTAATGTTATACCAATTTTTATTCATAGACGCAAAACTATTTTTTAGTTTTCAAAAAGTTGCGCAGTTTTAGGAAAAAAATTTAGTATGTAATATTTTCAGATGGAGATTGCTTTCTTCTTTCTTTGTAAACTATACTTTGTGCTTGCCTTTCAGAAATATTATATTTAATAGATAAGTCCATAAAAGTATAAGTTCTGTTACCTTCGTTAGTTCTAAGCATACAATCAAAGTCATATATAATCATATAGTTTCTTAACCTCTTAGGCTCAACTATGCCTCTTTCTATTAAGTGTCTTAATATGTCTTTTGTTGTAGGGTCGTGCCACCTTTTAATAATTTCTTTTTCAGCTATATCTATATAATCATATATTACATCAACTTTATTTTGTCTTGATGCCATATTAATTATTAGATTCCCAAATTTTATTTATATTATTCCAAAACTTAGTAACAGCCTCTCTACAGCCTCTACAACCTAATTGTTGTTTAATGTGAGGAAAGTGTCTGTGCCACTCATTAAAAAGAAGTTGCAGGCCCCTAGAATGGTATTTACCCTGTTTTTCTATAGAATCATTATTTTGTTTGACCGCTTGTATTATTTCTTCTTTTCTTTCTTGTTCTATTTTATTTGCAATAGTTTCAATAGTCATAATATGTTGCATTTAATTATTCTTCCCACTTACCAAGAGGACATTTGCCTGCGTACTCTTTGGTTAGTGATGCTTTTGCATCTAAAAAGCAGGTGCATTTAGCACATCTTGCTCCCTTATCCCACTTCGGATATCTTAACATTAAGAAGTTTCTATAAAAATCGCACTTTTTACAGGTATCTAATCTATCTTGCTTTACTTTTTTACTAACAATCATATGTTTATATTTTAAAATGTGGCTTCCGCCTCTATTAAACCTACGGTATTTTGGCTGTTTGTTATATCAGCCTCAACCACTACTACCCTACTACTTGTATTCATTGCTCCCATCATATTCTGTTGACCTATTGCATTAAATTGTGAGCTAGCAAAAGAAGGCATATTCATCAAGCCACCATCTGCAAATTTAACACCACCACCTGCTGCGTTCATAGCCGATAGTTGTCCTTTAAACATAGCTGTACTACGCTTATTTATAACAGCCTCACCACCTTCAAGCTCTACTACTCTGCCGCCTACTGCAAACTTCTCTCCGCCTTGTGCGTGTGACTTGCCTTGTACCATACCTCCATTAGCAAACTTTTCTAACAAACCACCATCAGCAAATTTTTGTGATGCAATTACTGCAATTTGTGCGGCAGTCATAGCAGCTACAATAGGTGAAAAAACAAATTGAAGTGGAAACCCTACATTTGCTGCCGTTTGTGTCATAGCTAACGCACCATTTACAATAGCCTGTGCAATATCTAATCTTTTCTTTCTTTCAAATGCTTTTCTTTGTACTTGCTCTACTTGTTTTTCATATTGTTCTTCAGTTATAACTCCTGCTTCTTTTCTTTCTTCTAACAGTTTTTGTTCTCTCCTTGAACGATTTTGTGCATTATTACCAATTATTGTAAATATACTGTCAGAAAAAGTTTGGAACATTTGTAATTGTTCTTGTGCTTTTTCTACTTGTCCTTTAAAATATTCATCACTTAACGCAACTTGATTTTCTTCTAATTGTTTTTGATTTTCTATAAAAGCTTTATTATATTCTTCAAAAGTCATTGGAGTAGTCGCTGTACTTTCTCTTACTCTACCTAGTTCATTTAGCCTGTCAATTTCTGCTTGTATTGCGTCAATTTTTCTATGTCTTGCAGCAATTTCTAAATCTGTAGTCCCTGGCATTTTCTGAGCTATTTCTAACTCTTGTTTTTTAATATTTAATAAATCATTTTTTAATCTTTTTTCTTCTTTATCAGCTTCTTCTCTTGATTTTTGTATATCTTTTTCTTGTTGTATTTTAACTCCTAAAGTATATATTTCGTCAGTTAAATCTTTGACTCTATTTTCTGCTGCTTTTCTTTCAAACTCATCAGTAATTCTTTTCATTAGTAAGCTTTCTTCAAGGTCATATCTTTCTACTTTTCTAAGTCTTATGCCTTCTTTTAAAGCTTTTATGTTTTCATCAGAAACTAATTTAGTATGTGCTAATTCTTTAAGTGATAAGTCTAAAAAATCTTGTTTGCTTTCATTTAATTTATCTTGAGCTTTTACCAAATCATCTGTTCCTGTTACGTTTTCATATAATTTTAAAGCTAAATCTCCTAAAACAACAACAAGTAGCCCAAGACCTGTACGAGCCAATAAACTTGTTATAGACCCTTTTAGGGTTCGCATACTAACAATAAGTCTTTTTGTTGCAAAATCTGCCTTACCTGTAGCTAAAGCAAGAGCTACTTTTGCTATTCTTAAAGCTTTAGTAAATACAATAGAAGTTTTCATAGCTATATATCCTGCAACAAAAGCTTTTGTAAGAAGTGAAACGCCTTTTATTAAAAATGTTATTACTTTACTGTATTTAGATAAAATATTACCTAAAGTTGCTAGTCTTTCACCTGTTTTTTGTAAGTCTGCGGCAAAATCTTCCATTACAGCTATAGAAAGGCCTTGTAGTGCAGATTTGAATTTTAGAAAAGCACCCTGTAAGGTATTACCCACAATGTCAGCCATTCTTTGAGCTTCTCCTGATGAGCCTTTTAAATTGTTTCTGTATTCTGTTAAAATATTAGAACCTGCTAACATAATTTCAAAAGCAGCAGCCTGTCTTAAATCTACCACTTCTAAAACATCAGCCATACTTCCTCCTTCCTCTCTAAATTCTTTCATAGCAGGAATAAGCTCATCTAAAGAATGAATTGTTCTTCCAAATGATTTTACTAAATCAGAAGAAGGGTCTTGCATTTTAAGTAAAATATTTCTTAAAGATGTACCTGCAATAGAAGCTTCAATACCTGCATCAGCTAATTTTGCCATTATAGTTGTAGTATCTTCTATAGAAAATCCTGCTGCCTTAGCAATAGGGGCAACTTTAGTCATAGAAGTTTGAAACTTTTCTATGTCAAGTGCAGATGTTGCAAAAGATACAGCCATAACATCTACAACTCTTTGTGTGTCAGAAGCATCTAAACCAAAACCTCTAATAGCAGAAGCAGCCACAGTAGCACTTCTAGCTAAATCACTACCTGTAGCAGTAGCTAATGCAAGAGTAGCTTCTTGTGCGTTCATTATTTCGTCTGCACTAAAACCTAACTTTGAAAAATTTAATTGTAATTGACCAACTTGTTCTGCTGTAAAGAAAGTTGTTCTACCTAATTCTTTAGCAGAATCGTTTAATGCAATAAATTCTTTTTCTGTAGCTCCTGAAATAGCATTTACTTTTGCCATTACAAACTCAAACTCAGTAAAGGTTGTAACTATAGAAGAAACAACTCTATTAACAGTTCTAAAAGCAGTTACTATAACTCCAATAGCCGCAGCTCCTTTTATAATTTGCTTAGCCATACCATTAGATGACTTAGTAACTTTTTTTGTATTATCGTTAGAATCTCTTAAGTCTTTATTAAGTTTTCTTAACTCAGCAGATTTATGTTTTACACCTGTTGCTGTTTTACTATATTGCTTAGCCGCTTTTTTGCCTAATTTAACTCCACCTGCAGTCAATTCTTCTGTAGCCTTCATTTCGGCTCTCATATCTTTTAGTTCCTTTTTTAACTTTGAAACTTTTTCTATGTTTTTAATTTCAACCTCTATTGCTACTTTTTTGTTTAATGCCATATTATGCTATTGTTAATTGTATTACTTTGCCTGTAAAAACCGTTCCTATTTCTGCCTCTATTGATTTATATATATCATCTTCTATTGCCGATATTACTCCTGAGCTTTCTGCTTTTGCAAAAGCATAACCTATAAAATTATATCTTCTAGGGGCAACTAATTTCCCTCCTTCTGTATAATATTCATTACTTAATTGTCTTACTACTGCTTCTGCAAATCTTGCTTCATCTAAAGAATTGCTAAATGTTATGCCTTTTTGTACCGCCCAAGCTTTTATATCATCTTCTTCTACTTTAACCCCATTAGTATCTCCTTCATTTACTAAGTTCATATAACTTACATCAGAAACAATATCTAAAAACAAACTTCCAAAAAATTCGTTAATTTCTATTTTAAAAGATTCATACAGAGTTCTTGAAGCAATATGCTCTTGTTCTTCAAGCTCGTCTTGTAAAGATTTTATAAAAAACTTTCCTGCTCTTGTAAGCCCTTGAACTATTTTAGGATAATCTTCTTTAGCCATATTATTCGTCGTCCTCTATTATGTTATTTACACTTCTTCTTAATACTTGATGAACATTACCATAATCATCTTCAGCCACAATAGGTATTAAAAAATCGTCACCATTTATTGTTACGGTCATATACACTTCTAATCCACTTATGTTTGCAACACCACCGTTATTTATTTGATTTCTTTGTTCTGCCATAATTATATATTTCTAAAAAACACTCCTGTTGAATTGTTCCATTTACCATCATTTTGATTTAGTGTTGGCTCGTCACTTGGAAAGCCACCATAACTAATCCACTTAACTAATTCTACTTTTGTAGTTTTATTAGTTAATGGAGCATAATCTGCAACTTTATTTATTCTCCAATAATCACCATCTATATAAACTAATTTTCTTAAATCTAAATTGATAATATCTTTAATTTTTAAATTTACTTGCAAAGTTCTAACTCTTGGGTTTTCTTTTATCATTTCTATCATTTGCTTGTAGTAGGTCTGAAACAAACCATTACCTACACTATAATCCCCATAAGTATTATTTGCGTCATCATAATCTCTAACCCATACATTACCATAAGTCAAAACAGGTGAGCTGCTATCATCTCTATTATAAGATGTAGCTTGTGGGAAAGATGTTGATATAACATTAATAGCACTTTGGTCAGCAAATATGCCTTTAAATGTAGAATCCCAAGTTTGTGCTACTGCATATTTTAAACAAGTTGCTCCTGATAAATCAGGGCTGTATTTTTTCCAAAACAAAAGTCTCGGCTGAAAATCAAATCCCTTGTCAGGTCTTGTAGTGCTGTTTGGAGACAAATATACATCTCCTTCTGCTTCTTCCCACAAACAAGCTATATATGGCTGTGGATTAGGATTAGAAGATATGTCTACATCACCTGCATTAAAAGTACCTGCAAAAAATGGATTTTCATATTCTGAAGTTCCTTTTTCAAAAGTATCATCTAAAGTTTCAAAGTATGGGTATTCGTCTTGTATTTCTTTAAAATAATCTATAGACCTTTGTTTTACTTTTGCGTCTTTATCGTCAGACTTATACTTAAACATTAAATCTCTTTTTAAACTTGACTTTATCCAAGTGTCTACATAATCTTTACTTCTGTCTACTTTGTATGTCCAATCTACAGATTCTGCTAATGGTTTGTAAAAAGTATCAAAAGGTTCAACATATAAAACTTTAGCACTTTCATCAGTAGAAAATTGTAAATTAAAAGCGTGCGCAACTCCTTTAATAAAATCAATTTGTTTGTATTCTTTGTTAATTACATCTTTTAAATTATATGTTTGACCATAAGCAGCATACTCAGGCTGTAGCTTTATATCATATCTACCATTAGGAACAACACAGGGAGCATTTGCGGTGCAAGTACCTGTAGTTATATCAATTTCTTGAGAGCCATATAAATCTAAATCAAAACTAGCATCATAAACACCTCCTGTTGATGGTAAAATTTTATACTTAAGATGTATTTGTGTTCTTACTGTATCACCTTTATTTAAAAAATATCTTGCATCATCATTTATTTCGTTACCAAAATAATTTCTACCTGTGTGTGTAGTAGAATCAGCTTCATATATAATAACTTCAGGAGCAGTTGAGGTTTGTGCTAGTATTCTCCAATGTGACTGCCCAACAGTTTTTACTATTACTCTTAAAACGGATTGAGTAATTGTAATTCTATTGCTATTGTTAAAAACAGGATTTTTGTATATGTAGCCCATTCTTAAAAAATTAATATTATAAAAACCAAATTCAGGAACAGTATAAGCTCCTGTACTAGCATTAAAACCTGTTCGGTTTAAAGTATAATCATAATTAGTAGAAGTATTGTTTAAGTTTACAAAATAATTTTGAGTTTTTATAGTTGTCTGATTTGCAACACTATAGCTAAATGTATTTACAAAAGCACTATCTAAAAAAGAAGATTCTAAAGAATTAGCATCATACCTGTCTCCTGCATTATTGTACTTAAAATTAGGCAAGGCAAACAATAGTTTTTTAAATATACTACCTTCAATAAAACTAGAAGAAATTTTATATCCTGCCTGAGTAAATATTTCTTTAAATATGTCATAAACCCAAATACAAGGTCTCCAATCTACTACAGGCTCAGGAGTGTTATATCTGTTTGGATTGGTAACACTACCAACATAACCTATAGAATTTACAGTCGTTCCTGCGTGTCCTGCGTCATAAGCAGTATCTAAAAGTTGTAGCGTTTGACTTTCTCCTGTTGGGTTAAAATCACCATAAGAAGTTACAGGATAAACAACAGGACTTGACCCTGAAGCATCATCTTCACTAAATGTAGCTACTATGCTTGTTTTATTTATTTCTAATCCTGTACCTGTTTTGCCATTTAAATTATCCCAACCACTACCATCTGTGCCTAAATCTTTTAAAAGTTTTTCATCTATTTTACTCGCCCAACTTATATTGTTACCATAAAACACACAAGAATAATGCTCAGGCTTATCTACACCACCAATAGCATTTAGCTGCAACAATCCTTCTATAGCAAAAATATTGTTTACCAATATTCTACAATTTTTTTTATTTAAAACATTGTTTGTGCTTGTACTATTAGAAAGATAAACATTCTTATATATTCTGTTGTTATTTTTTGTTGCAGGTATTTTAAATGTTTTACTAAAGCTACCTTTTCTAGCATTTATATCTTTAATATCTGATATTGTAAAAGTAAGAGCTAAAGGAAATTCTGAATGTGATGTAACATCTAGCGTTCCCAATATACTAGAATCAAAATTTATTGTACCTGACTCATAGACATAATCTAAAATTTCAATAGTAACCTGTGACATTAATTTCTTTGTGTTTGTACTTTATGAGCTAAAGTATATTCAATATTAAACTTAACTAAACCTGCCTCTTGATTTAAAGTTTCAACCTCACTATTTGTTATTATAACAGGTATGTAACCTTTTGTTGAAGGTCTTTGGTATGGGTTTACAGTATTACCTCTTGCAGTAGCCTCTGTGTCCATCTCTATCCACACGTTTGGAGAAGTCATTATTTCTTCTAGCCATTCGGCAGTTTGTTTGTTTAAAGGCTCTGTAAATACACTATTGTTTCTTTGTGCTTTAACATTTAAAACCTCTCTGCCTCCTTTATATAAATTACCACCTCGCATAGTATTAGAAACATATGCAGAATCTGCTAAATTAGTCCCTGCTGAAGGTTGATTGGTTTGGTTATCTTGATACCAAGTTCTGTCTGCAGATTTTGTTTCTATTGTATCTCTGCTTACAGATAAGCCCTCTATTACGTCTCTTTTGGCTGTATAGCTATCTATACCACCAATTCTATTTAGCCAATGAAATCTAACAAATCCAAAAGGTATGTTAGCAGTTTCTCTATCTATACCAAAATATCTAAATTCTGTTGCTCTAATAACAGCGCTTGTCTGACTTGTATATTCTAAATGTATTTTGTAATATGATGTAGAGCTATCTATTTGATTTGTAATTGTACTTCCTGAGTTATCTACAGCATTAGCATTTATGTAAGCAGGCGAAACATTTTGCACGCATACTCTATTTTGATTTAATTTAAAAACTGTTGTTCCTTGTACTTCTGTGTCTAAATTAGAATTAAAATCAGTTAAATACATTGTGTTTTGAGCAGAGCCATTACTTAAATATGTTTCTACTTTTAATCTTGCTTTTTCTGTTTGGTCACCCGCATTACCCATATTTCTTTGCCACCAATATAACCACTCTGCTTCTTCATCTTCTCTAACTTGTTTTAAAAATGGAGCATTAGTTGTTTGGGTGTAGTTAGGACATAAACTCATAAAACCTCTAGGGTTATTTGTATT